GCATAAGTTACTCGACCACTTGTTAATGCAGAATTAGTAATAGATGTAGAAGTTAATGTGGTAACATTTCCTGTTGCAATATTAGCAGTACCAGTTACAGTAATATTAGTAACATTGGCTGTAGTTACCGTTACATTGGTAATGTTTACAGTTCCGCTACTAATCGTGGCGTTAGTTAATGTTAGATTACCAATGGTAGTAGTGGTATTCCCTAAGTAGATAGATGTATTACCCAAGGTAATGGGTGTGTTAAAGTTAGCATCTAAATTCGATAAGGGTATAGATGTTGTTGCCGTGCCAAAGGTGTATGGGACAGTCATATTAGAACCTCACTCTCAATTCATGTTCAAATTCAAATCCGTTATAAACAAAACCTGCGCTATTTGATGTTACTGTGCAACCTAAATACTTGCCATATTGGGAAGCATCTGATTTAAATAATTGATAACCTACGGTATCCCAACCAATTGTTGCGTTACTGTTGTTTGTCCACAAAATAACTGTAAAATTATTGTTAGTCCAATCAATTAAACTGGTTAATACGTTAATTGGATTTTGACTCACTTCACTATCTATGGTAGCAGTTAAATCAATCGTATTGTTGCTATTTGTTGCTTCTATGGCTAATTTTAATGCTTGTTTTGTGCGTATGGGATCACCCATTGGCATCAAAGCAGTCTGTATTCTGCTAGTAATTGTGTTTGCACCATCATTATACAATTTGACTAGACTATTGCCTTGTGTACCATAAATGGTTATCTTGCCACCAACAGTCACCGAGGCAATATAACTTAAAGTATCACCCTGACTAGTTAAAAACCATTTCTTCTCAAAGAATACTGCTTGTATATACCGATTACTTTGAGTAAATACCGCATCATAGTATCTAAAGTTAAAACACGCACAAAGAATGTTATTAACTAAAACTTGACCAGCGTAAACAGGATTTGTAAAGTCAATGTTTGGAAACAAGCCATCTAAGCTATCAGACAATTTACTGGTGGTTGATCCGACCAAAGCGTACATTCCATAATCGTTCATAAATAGCACAGAACGAAAATATGGAAAAATAGTATATGGTCGTTTAGAACCTACTGAGGCAGAAACGTTGGTATTGGTAAATAACGTTGTGCCATCCGACTGTACTCGCACATCTGAGAATACGTTGATTGAATCATCACCAAAGATGTATAAGAAGTTATTAGCAGATAATAACTGCGTAATATTACCGTGTAGGGTTGAATCGGTTAATGTTAAAAACCCAGCCGATACACTTGTAAAATCTGAATAAGAACCTGCTGCGCTATAGTAAATAGTTCTACCTTGCGCTATCCACAATCTACCACTAAAGGTAGCTATGGCAGTATTGGTTGTATTATTAATCGTGGCAGTAATCGTAGCAGCGTTAGTAAATCCACCACCACTTAGGGAAACTACTAGGTTAGCAGAGTTTGTATAACCACTACCAAAGTTGGTCATCACCACTTGCGTAACAATATTTCCTAAAACAATGGCTGTACCTGCTGCGCCTGCGCCTCCACCACCGCTAATATTAACTGTCGGTGCGCTCGTGTAACCAGCTCCACCAGTAATTACATTGATGGTTACTGTGCCTGTTTTAAAATTAAGTAAACTAGCTACTGCTGTTGCACCACTACCGACACCATTAGCACTTGTAATCGTAACTGTTGGTGTAGTGTTATATCCTGTACCAGCGTTGGTAAGTGCAATAAATGAAACACTATTACCACCAGTAGTTAAAAAAGATGTGGCATTAGCTTGTACACCATTGGTATTATTGGGTGCAGAAATAACTACAGAAGGTGAAACGTTGTAAGCAGAACCACCATCGCTTATAGCAACTACACCAATTGAGCCTATCTCTATTAAATGTGTACCATCCCATGAAAATAACCCTTTATTTGGGTCAATAATCATCATGTATTCGTTATTCCATTGCGCTACTTGCACCCCAGAACTACTAAATGTATTAGCTACAGCAATTGTTCCTGTAGAACTGTCAATGACGTTGTAATACTGTGCGCTACCATTAGCATTAAAAGAAACCACATAATCCATAACGCCAATGTTAATAGAGTACAAATAGGTGGGACTTGCAAAAGTAACAGCCGTATTACCACTATAAACAGTACTATAGTTTGGAATAATCTTAAGATTACCAAACCCAATCGGTTGAATATTCTCTAACCAATACAACTCTTTCTCATCAATTGAGGTGCGATTGGCTTTAGTGTTTAGTCCTGTAAATTGTTTAACAACTTGGTAGGACTTGCGTTGTTCTGCTGCTGCCATAATTAATATGGAGAAGAATAAACACTTGGCAAACGCCTTGTGTATACAGAATTGATAATACTGTTGATTTGCTTAAGATACTCTTGTTTAAATATCTCAGACTCACCAAAACTTTGTTCGTAGAATTTAGCTAAATAAGCCGAATAAAACGGTACTGCTGCGCTATACGGATCATTAATTGAATCATTAACGGTTGGTGTAGATAAATTTAACGCATTAGGCAATACTACGCAATCTATCTCTACTTGATAGATTTGGTCTGGAACTGGTCCAATATAAATAGTACTTTGACCATAAACGCTAAATGCTAGAGGTTGACCAATATAATTTTGCCAAAAACGCAATCTGGCGCTAAAGTCTGACCAAGCAAAATAATTCATGGGTAAACGTGAATTTCCCCAATATAAATTAATATTGACAATATCTAAAACTGTATTACCTGAACTTGGTGATAATGGGCTTGTTCCCATGAGATTAGTTAAAGCCTCATACGAAATGTTCTCACAATTACCAACATACTGTAAAGTAGCTGTACCATCAGCAAATGCTGTACTTGGTGGGTAATTATCGTAATTAGAACTGCTATTGCCTGGGTACGGAGGCGCAGTTGTTGATGACGTACCACTTGTCATGTACTGGTATATAAAAATATTACTAAATACAAAAGAGTTTGCAGTCACAACAGTACTTGCTAACCATTGGGTAGGAAACGCTGGCGTGACAGAATTAATGGTTGCGCTAGGTGCAACTTGACACGGTACTTGAGCAACAACGATTTCTCGCAATGCGCCAGTATCTCTTACTACACGCTCACGAGCAGAATTGATGTTGTCAGTTAGTTGCTGATCCGTATAAAAATTGGCATTAGCATCATGTAACAATCTACGTACTGCGGTGAGGTAACTTGACAAAGTTGCCATTTAATTTCCATCATTTATGACGCTATTTTAAGGATGTTTCCCCGAACCTGCCTTTTAGCAGGTAGGGGTACTTTTTCCACCAACGGGGATAACGATTGGTCTTTTTTTGGAGGTTGGGTACTAATCTCCCATTGATCAAGAATAGCTAAAGCAGCCTCTAAATCGTTGGAAGTAAGACACCAGCCCAACCTAGCCAAGTAAACTTCTTTATCTTCGCTACCATAACCGAATACATGACGAGCCACTTCTTCAGGAATCTCTACCGTAGTGTCTTTTGGAAAAGTATAAAAAACACCACCAAGTCCATCTTTCAGTTTCTTGCTAGATCGGTTTGTAACATAAATCACAGTCATTAGAAACTCACTACGTTTCCAAAAACTGATATATCACACGTTGCTGCTACGGCTGTATTTACATTTACAAATAAAGCAGAAGTCGTAGCACCACTTACTGCGGTATTGGTTAAATACGGTTCAGCAATGTTAAGTGTAATAAATGTTCCTACACCAGTTAGTTGTGTCGTTATTACATTCGATACAACTACGTTAGGCGTAGTTACATTACCCGTTGAACGTACAGAAATAGAAATGTTTGCCGTTGCTGCGCTTGCATTTGGATCACTAATTACAATTTGACGAATAATCACACTACCTGAGTTAGAAACAGCACCGCCATTTGTTAGACCACCACTATTTAAAGGGATAGTTACAACGCCTAGACCTGCTGTTGCTAAACTCGCACCACGAACAAAACCAACTCGACCATAACCAAAACTATCTAAAGTTGCATTACCGACCTTATTTGGGTTTGCCATAATCTCTCTCCTTAAACGTTGTAAGTGCCAATAACAGCATTGCCACCGTTTGAAGTATAGAGAGTTAATGATTGCGTGGCTGTAGAGGCATTAGCACGAACGTTCCAACCATCAGACAAGATAGTTGTACCGCCTGTGTTAACAGCTACATACGCTACCCAGTTATTAACTGCTACGCCAGTTGCATTTTGGTATGTATTAACCTCAATCGACACGTTGGAAGTGACCGAGTAAGGCATAATATATACACCAGCAGGTACAAACTGTGCCGATGACACACCAGCGTTCATGGTTGTTAAGTTACCAATACCAATGCTAGTAATAATTATTGGCTGTAAAAACGAACTTGGCGTATTGGTGGGTGTTTGTGAAACAAGGATTTTATTTGTGCTGAGTGACATGGTTTTTTCTCCTTATAAAGAAATAGAGTTATAACCTGAAACCCGTGTCATTGACTTAGGTTTAACGCTTACCAATTCGGCAATCATTAAAACTGCGCCAACATAACCGATCTGCCAGTTAGGAAGTGTAGACTCAAAGCCAGTAAACACAAACGAACCTTGATCGTGGATGTACAAACTCATGTAGTTACTGTTAATAAAGTAAACAGTACCTTCTGGGCAGTACGGATCAGGATAAATAGGAACACCAGCAACCATTAAAGCCCTAAAAGCAGCAGATGGACCATTTGCATCGCCATCAAAACCGTTTCCTGGGGTAATAACGTACTGTTCTTGACCAACATAGTCTTGTGCTAGTAATGTCCATGTGCCAAAACCACAAACACCAAACGTAGGCACTTCAGCACCGTTCTTCACAGTTCCTGAAATGTATTGTAAGACGTTTTGTCTTGTAGGATTGACAGAACCAGCAGCGTACACTTTTGATTTCCACCAAGTAAAGGTAGAACGATTGATGTTACCGTAGGTAGTCATGTTTGTACCATCAT